ACTCGAAAGATTCGACAAGAAAAGAAATTGAAGATTTCGTAGATTCTTTACCAACAACTGTAGTTGATAAGATCAAAGTGTTTTTTGATACAATGCCCAAAGTGTCACATGATTTAGAATTTCAATGCAATAAATGTGGGTATAAAGAAACTATCGTGCTTGAGGGGCTAGACTCTTTTTTCGTCTAATTTTACATAATGATAACCTGAGAAATTACTATAGCGTAAATTTTGCATTAATGCAACATCATCACTATAGTTTAACGGAACTTGAAAATATGATTCCGTGGGAAAGAGAAATTTATTTGACGATGCTAATAAAATACATCGAAGGTGAAAATGAGAAGAACAAACAAAAGCAAGCTGAAATAAAGAACCAACAAAGAAATAGGCGCTAAAAATGGAAAGATCAAGACTAGGGCAAATTCTTGAAACTGAAAGACGAAGCGGAAAGGGAACGCTTGGTGCATTAGTTTCTGCTCTTGGAGGGCGAACTTTAGAGAGTTTAGATCCAAGAGGAAGACTATTTGGTCGAGCAGGAACTCGGTCAAATACATTCGCTCAATCATTAGGTCGTTCCGTTTTTGGTGCGGGATATTCTGCAACAAGAGGTAGTCGATATCCTGCTGAAAGAATTTATGGCGATTCTGCTGGGCTTGGAGGTGGAGCAAATGCTGCAATATTAAGTAGTATGGATTCTAGGCTTGCAAGTATTGACGCAAAAATGTCTTTGGTTGCTAAAGCTGGAATTGCACAAAATAGAGTAGCTCGCGATATTAATGTCATGAGACAAAATATTCAAGTGCAAACTAAATCAATGACAGGAACTTCTCGCACAAAAGCTGACATGTATTTTATGAATGTGAAGCAGCGAGAAAGTGAATATGAAAAACAGTTTCGTAGAGAAACTAGACCTACTGAATCCGCTACTTCGACTACAGAAGGAACAAGTCCAAAATCATCTTTGATGGGAATGTTGGGTAAAGGAATGGGAATGTTAGGTACTGGCTTAAAAGCTGGTGCGGGGATTGGTGCAATTTATTTAGGAATTCAAGCGTTATCTGGTCTAGTTAATGCATTCAGTTTTTTCTCTAGTCTTGCTGATCCAATTATTAAAAAGGTAATGGATTTTGTAGATGTTGCTAAATCGTGGAAAGAGAAGTGGGAAAAATTTGATTTGAACGAATATCTCAAATCGATTTCTCCAGATCAACTTGGAACAATTTTAGATTCAATTACCAATTTCATAAAAAACACCTCGGGAGGAATAGGAGATACGATAAGAGGTGTTATAGAAAAATTACCTGCGGATAAAGTGGGCACGTTGATTGATGCTGTCGTAGATTCATTTTTGAAAACTGTTCAAACTCTTGGCAGCAAACTTGTTGATGCAGTAAGCACAATGGATTCGGGCAATATAATAAAATTGGCTGCGGCAGGAGGAATATATTCTATTCTTTTTGGTGGTGGAGGAAAAGCTGTAGGAGGAGTCATAGGTGGATTGTTGAGAGGAGTCATACCACTTCTGATTAAAAATCCAATAGCAGTAGCTGCAATTTTAGCCGCATTAGGAATTGCAAAAGCTACTTCAAATATACTCTCTCTAGGAGAAGATAATACTCCCGAACCAAATATAAGACCAGAAAATTATCAAGGCGATATTCGAGAACAAGTTGCAAATAGGCATGGAACAACAGCGGCAGAATTAGAAAGAAGTATAGCCGCTATGCCAGAAGATACTCCAGAAAATAAGAAACTAAAACAAAACAGAATCGACGCATACCGTATGCTCTGGCTCGGGGCTGGAGAAGAATGGAAAGCGAAGGCGGAAGAAACTTTATTTCCTACACATACGCCTTATGCGCCTACGAATAAAAGTAAAGGATTTGCCAGAAGAAACAAATCTGGAAGAATAGATAAAAATATTCGACCTATGTCGGAAGCAAGTATAGATATGTCTCCAATGAAATTTACTCCTACTAGAGAAGACCTTAATTGGGATTTATACTCAAAAAATATATCTTCTAGAGAAAGTGGAGGCGTCTTAGGCATAATAGGAGGATCAGGTAACCTATATTTAGGCAAATATCAATTGGGTTCTTCCGCGCTAGAAACAGTAGGTCTTCTTAAAAAAGGTTCATCTAAAGGAAATGCTGCCGCTTGGAAAGATCCAAATAATTGGACAGAAGGAAATAGCCTAGAACAATTTTTAGCAAGTCCTGAAATTCAAGATAAAGCATTTCGAGATTATACTATGAGTAACTATTCAACTTTAGCAAAAAATGGCGTAATCACCAATTCAACATCTATTGGAGATAAAATGTCATTATTGGCAGCTAGTCATTTGGTGGGAGCAACGGCCGTATCTAATGCAAATCAGCTGGCATTAGATACCAATAAAAGTGTTTTTGATATATTAAAAACAAATAAAGACGCTAATGGCACATCAGCAGCGTCATATGCTGGAATGTTTAATAATTTAGGTTTTGAACATCCTAGTTTATCTGATAGAGTTACAAATGCTTTAGGTGATGCAGCTTCAACTGCGGGAGAAGCTGCCCGTGCAGGTTTGGCAATTTTCCAAAATTTCTATGCCGATGTAGAAAAGAAATCTGAAGAAGCAGAAAATGCGATATTGGGTTCATTCGATTCAAATACGATAAAGGACATTATGAATCCTCTATTGATGAGGACAACAATGTCATATCTATAAAAGCAGAAACCCCTCCGAAGAGGGGTTTCTTTTAACTGACTTGTAGAAACTTACTCGTCAGCAAGAGACTTGAAATAATCCATTTCATCATCAGAACCAGACGTATCAAAAGGAGGAGAATCTTCTTCGATAGTTACTGACTTCCTAGCAGGAGCCGCTTTAGCAACTGGAGCTTCATACGAATCTTCAGCAGAATCAGCAATAGAAATTACACTATGAAGACGTTCTTTTAGCTTGTTATAAGTCTTAAAGTTCGTTGGGGATATAATTTCTTTAATAGAATATTCTTTCTTCCAAAGAGATTCCAATTTATCATCGTTGCCACCAAACAAAGGTGATGCAGATTCAAATTCAGACTTATCATAGTTTCGATAACCTTCGACTTGACGAATCTTGAGCTTGAAGTTTGCACCTTCCCAGAAATCAAATGGATTGATGGCAGTTTCATCTTCAAAAGCAGGATTCATTGCTTCATGAAGTTTATCAAAAATCTTCTTTCCATACTTGAAAAGAAAGACCTTACCTTCATTTTCTGGGTTCTTTGGATCAGAAATCACAAGAATGTTAGATACATAATTTAGCTTACGCTTCTGCTTACGGACAATATCTTTATTAGATTCAATTCCTGAATTCCAGAGAGTAGAATTGTGTTCGCAAGCTGGGCACTTTTCATTGAGTGTAGTCAAACAATTCTCAATGAACCAACCACCAGTTCCTTGAAAACCGTGTGAGAAGATACGAACCCAAGGTAGACCATCTTCGCCATCAATTTCAGCTGCCGGAAGAAAACGAATGATTGCCATTCCATTTCCAGCCTTATCCACATCGGGTTGCCAGAATCGATCATCAGATCCAGAATTCTTTTCTGAGAGTGATTCGATAGCCTTAGAGAACTTTTCGAGTGTATTTTTGTTACGTTTTAGATTTGCAAATGACATATATTTCTCCGTATGTATAGTATGTGTTGTATGTTTTACTTGTCCACTTAATCATGATAATCGATTATTTATGCTAGAGCAATCCCTTCTCTCAAGATATTCCTAAATTTACTCAAGTCTACCTTGAGGAAGGGGCGATACTTTTTGCACATCAAATAAAAATTAGGCCACAAAAAAGTGTCATTAATTTTTCTGTTCCAAACAGAACAGAAATTCAATATAGAGTCCATAATAACAAAAGTTTCCAGATGAACATCCTTTTGAAATGTTCTCGTTAGAAGAAGAGGATAATCTCCTTCTTTGGGTTTCATCACATCATTTAAGTTAGACGTTTCTTGTTTCAGAAGCTCCAAATCATTCCGAAAAATATAAGTTAAAGACTGTAGAATTTTCTGTCGTTCGATGAAGCAATCATGCGAATCTTCTTGTAGTAAATCTTTAGTCCAAACTTTTGGATTTCTCAGAAAATTTGAAATGAAGAAATTTTCCATTTCTTCATCTGAATACTTTCTTACTAGCTTAACAAAATCATATTTATCTTTCCTTTTTTCAAAGGACTCTTTACTGATTCTTATCTTTCCATTATATTGATGATAGTCATATTTCTCTTGATTAAAATGCAACTTCAATGCGGTGTACATAATAAAAGATTCATATGGCGTCATAATGGAAGTTTTTTCTCTCTAGGAATAAGGTTCAGTGATTGAGCCTCATCATAAAGTTTCTGTTTCAAGTTTTGATTCAAAAGAGTAGAAGCCACTTCAATTTCTAAATTGTTTTTTTCGCAATATGTGACTATTGCATCCATGATTCCAATTCGATTCTGAAAGGAAAAACTTTCAATCAACTTAGAAAATTTAGTGACTTCTTCAATTGTAGGCATTACTTGACGATAGTCGCATACAAATGTTCGAACTGTTCATGTTCAGCAACTTCTTCTTGAAATGATTGCTTATGATAAACCTTGACCATCTTGTTTACGACTTTCTTTGTTAAAACCAAATCGTCGCAAATATTTTTTGCTCCTTCCTTGATTAAATCACGTTCTGCGGAAATCCTCGTTAGAGAATTTGACGCTTCGCGAAGAAAATCAAGGAGTTTCTTTTGATCTGCTGGATTTGAAATAATCATCGATGTACTCATTTTTACCTCTTCAGTTTCACACACATGAAAGAATATCATATAGATAAATTATGATCTTGTCAATTCATCTTTCGGAATAAAACAAATGATCGTCAATTCGCGCTACAAGAATCATCTTTCGGCTCCAGTTCGGCTTCACTTCTTTTGAATGAAAATATAGCGCATTGAATGATGGAGACACATATTTAAGTTTTCCTTTCAATGCGAGAGATGCAACCTTTTTAGATTCTTCCCAATTTTTACCATAAATTTGAGGCTTCTTAGATTTACAAAAGGTAGAAAATTGACACTTGTTTTCCCGACGTTTCTCTTTTACGATTTGACAGATCGTATCTGGAAATTTATCGCTTCTCTTTCTATTCAGAATAACTTTAGCAACAGCTTCTTTTCCTTTTCGAGATTGAGTTGACGACTCATAAAAGATTGCTTTAGATAAACAATCAATTTCTTTTGGAGTCTTTACTTCTGCAACGATAGGCGTTTTAGGTTCAAATGGATATCGTGTCTGCTCTACATTAGTTGATATGATTTGATTTTCGCTTATCTGTAGATTGGGAATAAAAAATAAAATGCACAATAAGAAAAACATAGTTCTCTCCTATTTTATTAGAAGGGAATTTTATTTAGTCGATTTCAAAAATTCCAATAATGGGTTGATATAGTCTTTTCTTTTTTTGATAAAAATTTGTGGATGGGTTTCTCCTTCAACTGCAATCATGATAACAAGCTGTTTCGCTTTCAGAGAAGTCAATTCTTCAAACATCAAAGAATATATTGTAGTCTGATAAAAATAGTTAAGAATGTAACTTTCTTTTTTTAGTTTACTTGAGGTTTTGAAATCGATGACAGAAAGTTCTCCATCATACTCTGCAATCAAATCTACTGTTCCAGCTAGTTTCAATCTATCGCTGTATAACTTCGATTCAAGCCCATGAATATTGTTCACGCTTTCATCAAGTTTTTTTCTTAGCTGATTGAACATTTCTTTATGAAGAGGATTCAATTTTTCTATAGGTTTACCGAGAATGTAGTCTTCACATAGCTTGTGAATTTTTGTTCCTCTTGTTGATGCTTTTCCGCTAATTCGATTAGCTTCTTCTGCACCCACACGATTTCGCCATTCTACAATAACCTTTTTATTCATTTCAGAAAGGACGGTTGTCACTGAAGGATACAAGGCTCCCGAAGGAACCTTGTAGAGCCTTTTACCATCTTTTTCTTCTCTTTCAATACTGAAATTTAATTCAGGAACATCAATAAAATTAAACGGCATTACAAAATCACATTGTTTTTCTTATACTCAGATTCTGCAATGATAAACTTCTTTACCAAATCGCTTCTGACAATATCGTGATAATTGAACTCGATAAATTCGAATTCTTTCATAGTTTTTAGAATCTTCATAAAATGCATAATTCCTTGTTTTTCTCGTTCTCGTTCCAAATCACTTTGCTGATAATCTCCGCAGAAAATAACTCTAGATTTTTCTCCCATTCTAGTGATGACAGTAGACAATTCTTGATAAGAAAGATTTTGCATCTCATCAACAATGACAACAGAACGATCTAAAGTCAAACCTCTTAGAAACGAAGTTGTAGAAAATTCTATAACCTCATTTTCTTTAAGAACATCATATGCATCTGCTTTGCCATATAAATTTCGACATATCATTCGATATGGCTCTTCATATACTGCTGTCTTTTCTTGCACAGAACCAGGCAAAAATCCTATATCGCGACTTGCAACTATACTTCTAAGAATGATAATTTTATCATAGTCGGTTAAAGGATTCAATACATCTCGAAGAGCTAAGTATAGAGAAATATATGTTTTTCCAGTTCCTGCTACTCCGTGAAGTAAAAGATTTTTTTCTTGAAAGAATGAATGAAATGCGTCTGATTGTGCGTCAGTGAGAGGCTTGATTGTTTTTGGGGAGAATGTTTCTTCTTGCTTTACCTTCTTTGAATTTTTTCGCATAGGGTACCTTATTAAAAAAATAGGGGCAATAAGCCCCCATTTCCGATTTGTTAGAGATTGATTGATGCATATGCCATCAAAATTCTTTCGGTACTTCCCACCTTTTTGATTTGCTCGAAAATGGATTTCGTCTTTGAATTCCACCTAAAACGTATTTTTGAAAATCATGAGGAGGTTTAAGTCTACCGAGAGCATAAGGATCACTAACAGTCGCTGCCTCCAGAAATACTCTTTCTAGATCTATATTTTGCTCTTTAAAGGTATCGTATTCTGACATTCTCAGAACGAACTCTTTAATTTCGCCTGTTTCTTTGTGTTTAAAGGTATATGTAGGCATTAACTGCTCCTCATCATGTTATATGTATTTATGTTTGGGGTGATTTTAATCGTAAAGCCCCATGATTTGGTTTTCATATACCAACAAATCTAAAATTCCATGAGAATACCATTTAGGGATTTCTCGATTAGTCCACTTAGCAAATGAATTTTTCTTCATAGTGTAATATTGACGATATGAAGTTACTGCGTCATACGTCTTACATTCTTCTGGCATAGCCAAAGGAGGTTCTTTAATTGAAAGATTTTTAACTGGAATATTATGAGGAAGACGAGACAGAACAAACTCTAATTCGCCAGTTTTATGTTGTTTACCATAACGATGAGTGTATTCTTTTAGTAGAAATTTCCACATCGTGAGTAGCCAAGTATAATGACTCGCATCCTCTCGCACCCATACCGCTGATGGATGATTAATGTGTGATGCTTTATACATCATTCGATCACTGTTATCAGATAAACTCCATCGCTTAATTTTACGCCCAGAACTGCTATCAATATATTGTTTTCCATCAAGAATTCGATGAGCAGTTGACATTAACTGAGCATACTCGATAATCATTTTGACTACATGTTTATCGCAGTGGTATTGAGCGCAGAGTTCTGGATTTTTGTCTAAGAAAAAAATGTTCACAAAAAACCTTTCAGGAACGAAAAAGAAAAAGCAGGATTATAGCTGAAATGGCAGAATATAAGAGCGAGCTTATCAATCTGCTCATAAAAAAGCTAATCCAAGAAGTATTGATTCTTTCCATTGTGGAAAAATACAATGGATACATCCAGTAAATAATAACAAATAAAATTAACCAACTCCACAAAAGCATTATAATTAATCTCTCAAAAATTGTCTCTTAGTTTCTTGTTCTAGCATAACACGATGAGACTCATATTGTCTAGACAATTCGAACAATTTTTCCTCAAGATGAGCAACATTTCCTTTTTGTTCTGCAATTTGCTCTCGCAGTTTTCTAATTTCTTCCTGTATAGCTGTTATTGGTGCCATAAAAACTCCTTCAATATCTTATATGTAATCTTAAACCCAAATCATTAAATTTCTTCTTCCACTTGAAAAATCTTTTACCATGAGCCATCTCTTCATAGATCCAATGGTCATGAAGATGAATCATCTCATGAGCTAGAATTTCCAAAAAGTCTTTTTTCGTTTCAAACTTTTTGTATATCTCCAACAATGTCTCAACCTTTGCGCCATCATAATTGATGTTACAACTGGCAAAGTAGTCTGTTTTCTTTTTTAGAATTTTGAATTTATTGAATCTAGGAATTTTCTTTTCAAAAATTACATCATTGAGAATATTGAACCATATCGAAATTTTCCGATGAGAAACTAAAAAAGGCTCCTTATCTAAAAGAGCCTTCTCAAGTTTTTTTCTACAACTCGATGTGTATTCCTGGTCCAACTTCATAACTGGCTTTTAACCAAGGATAATTTCCTTCAGAGCCATACTTACTCAATTGGACTTGATTTCCTTCAATAAAAAATTGCTTGGAAACAGAGCCTTCATTACCACCCAATCTATAACAGAGAGTGTGCTTTCTTGTACAATCAAAATTTGGATACACTTGTTTTAGAGCAGAAAAGAAATGTCGATCTGCTCCCCATTGCCCATACCAACAATGCCCGACATTAATCGCATTTTCTCGTCTTACTGCATAACATGAAGTATCAACATGCGTAAAATCATCGCTATGAAATGCTGGCCATTTACCTAAACTTTCACAGTTATCATTGCAAACATAATTTCCTTCAACATCATAAATCTTACGAAGAGAATATACCCAGTCTAAATTCCTAGAATTCAAAGTAGAAATTTGAGTTTCGATATGATCAGATTCAAGCCAATTATCTTCATCGAGATATACCAAAACATCTTGGTTTACGATAAAAGATGATGCAGCATAAACTCTATGTCCATACCATCCTTTCCCAACATTTTCATCTAGAATATTGACGCGAATATTATCGCTCCAATTAGCTCTCAGTATAGAATCAACCTTATCGAAATTTTCATTTCCATCAATAAAGATGTGATGAATAATATTACCGTATGTCTGTTCTTTAACAGATTTAAGACATTTCTCTAATGTATCTGTTCCAATCGTTGGAGTAATAACAGCAACTGAAGTCATTTAATTAACCCACATTAATATCAGGAAAAGCCTCAT